TCACCTCGATGACTGTGCCCTCAGCGCCCCAGTCAAGTTCGAACGGCATCGTCACGATGCCTCTGTCGCTCAGCTGTGCTGATGCTTTGGCCGCAGATACGAAATTGATGTAGCTGCCGGGCAGGACTTTGTTCTGACTTGTGAAAATTCCTCCACCTAATGCCATTTATTTCACCTTCCCTTTCAAAAATCCTTCTACCATGCCCTCCGCTTCGGCGATCGTGTATTCCCCGTCCTCAAGGACGGCGTCTACTATGTCGCGCTGATGACGGAATCTGTTGGACATGAGAAGCTGAGCCTTGCTGTATTTCAGCTCACCCAGTGTTTCTGTTTTTTTATTCATTGATTTCACCCTCGATCTTGATCGTCTGCATATCCGTGCCGGATACCGTCGATTTCCCGAAGAAGTTATAGTTTACTGTGTGCACGAGAACACCGTCCGATATAGTTGCGTCCGGATCCGTTCCGCGAAGCATGCTGCCGTCGACAGTGATCTCTTCCAGGCATCTGTTCAGACGTACCTCTACGTCGTTGCACTCCTGCCTGAAGCTTTCCGCAGACGGGAAATACTGCACTGAAAACAGGTTTGAGAGCTTCCTGCGCTGGTTTCCGCCTGACAGCCCCAGAAACATCTGGTCTGACGGGCTGACTGCCATAATAAAAAAGCAGGGCGCTTTCAGTCCCTGCGGTATGTCCTCGATGTAGATCTCGTAGCCGGCGCCGAACTCGGCGTATATGGCAGATGCTATAGATTTCAGTATTTTGTTGATCATTTAAGCACCTCCCTGAGCCATTTGTTCAGCTTTGCTTCCAGTATCGGCGTCGCCTTGCTCCTGATGTCGTTCTCCGACATCGTGAGGAAGAACTTCCCCGGTACCCATCCCTGATGATTTCTTGTCCTGTGGCCGTATTCAACGTATGAAGCGTATTCCGTCGGGTTCTTAATCTCGATGACGTAGCGGCTTCCGCTTCTGATCACCTTGAGATCTTTCTGCGCTGTCCAGTTGCGTCTGAGATTTCCGCCCTTCTTGCCGCTTGATGCAGGATAGACGCCCACGGGTGTCTTTTTCCGTACAGATCTCAGCAGTCTTGCCGCCAGTTCTTTCGCGCAGTCCTCCATGAATGCATCGATCTGCATCTTGGTGAACTTGTCGCGGAACTGCTCAAGCTCCTTGAAATCTACCTTCACGTTTCCCATCACGCCCACCTGTCGAACAGTTCAAGTTCGATCTCCTGGTGCGTCGGATACACTGACGGGACACCGCTGGACTTGTACGAGACGGTCTTGCCCTGCCTCGTCACATCTATGCGGCTCCCTGCAGGAATCGTCAGCTCCGGAGCGATAAAAAGCTCGATGGTCTGTGTCTGCTCATCAGCGCCGTCCGTCTGGCTTGTCGCCGGCGAAGAGCCGAATGACAGCCTGCACGGCTGTATGCTGTAGACTGTCACATCCTGGTATGACGCGGTCACTCCATTGACCTTAACAGGATCGTGGGTGATGACCGTGCATGTATCCTCGTAGAGGGACTCAATAGCCTCTCTGTGCCTCTTCCGGGCTATGGCCATACATCCGATCACCTAAAACCCCACCTTCCTGTATCTGTTGAGCTGCGGAATGTAGTTTTTAAGGACCGTGGATAGAAATGCGTCATCCACGTGCTGTCCGAACGAAGTCGATGTGTCTCCTTCGCTTATGGACGTCACCTGAGATGCAGGATCCTCGCTGCCTATATTCTCGTTCCTGTAGAGGTCTATCGCCATGCGGTAGGCCGTATTCTTCAGCCCTGCAGGCAGTTCCGTGATGTTACAGTAGTTCAGTACTGTCTCTGTCACATCGTCCAGGATGAACTGCAGCGGTGTGTCCTTATCCGATGTCGTTATTCCCAGCAGGAGCTTAAAAACTGACAGTTCCATCTCAATCACCTATTCCTTATCCTCTGCGGTTTCGCCTTCTGCAGGCTTTCCGCCGTCTTCAGGTTCTGCGCCTTCTGTGGCTGTTCCTTCAGGTGCTGTACCTTCTGCAGGTTTTGCGCCGTCTTCAGGTTCTGCGCCTTCTGTGGCTGTTCCTTCAGGTTCTGTACCTTCTGCAGGTTTTGCCCCTGCATCCTGTATCGCCTTGAGGATATCTGCCTTCTTCGTAGCCGCGCCGAGATCGATGCCGGCGTTAGCCGCATACTCGGTCAGCTGCTTGACGGTCATGCCCTCAAGGTCTGCTGTTTCGGCGAGAGCCGCCTTAAGAGCGGCCTCGCGTCTCATTCTCTGAAATGCTGTTGCTGACATGATGTGCCTCCTTACAGCTTATGCTTGAACTCGACCATCCTGATAGCCTTGTCCTCGTATACCTTGGACCAGTTAGTGCCTGTTGCCAGCTCTGTGTTCGTAGGAGAGGATCCTGCAGGTGTGCCGATCCACTTAACTCCACGAGGGTGGAGGATGTAGTGCTTCCTGTTGATCAGGATGTCGTCTCCCGCGAGAGAGTCTCTGTCCGTCTCTGTCGGCGTTGGTGCGGCTCCATTTCCGAGGCCTATCGCTCCTGGGCCGAAGAGGTATGTGGTGTATACGCCGGACGATACCGGGCATCCGTCATCGATGATGACTTTCTTCTCCATGAACAGGCTTATAGGCTTGTTGTTGGAATCAAGTTCTGTCTGGATCAGGTTGTTCTTTCTGAGCTGATTCTCTGTTGCGGAATGCATGACCACTCCTGTGATCTCATCTTTAGCATCTCCCATCAGCTGCATAGCGTCAAGGAAAGTTTCGCCGTTGATCTTCTGATCAGCCTCAGCAGCTGCCGCGGAGATATCCTTGACCTTGTTTGCCATGCTGGCAGCTGAGAATGCTCCCTTGAGGATGCTGATGAGTGTCTTCTGCATCATTCTTGCCCAGTAGAATGCTACCAGGTCACCAATGGCAGCCATAGGATCGTCTCCTGACAGTGCCTTAGCGAGGTCGTTTGCGCTCCATGACTTGCCTCTCATGAGCAGGACTGCGATGTCCTGGCCTGCCGTGATCTTGCCCGGAGTCAGAGCTGTCTGATCTGACAGTACCTCATCATCGCCGGACAGGTCTTCCCAGTAAGGCATGTTGATAGTGTTGCCGCCTGATGTGGCGAGCTTGTCGAGTTCAGGGTTGTTAGCTACTATTCCGCAGTTGTAGAGTGCGGACAGTTCCATCGTTCTTCTGGTCACATATGGGTTGAAGACTGCAGGAACGATGACATCTTTAATCTGTGTTTTAGCCATTTCTGTACTTCCTTTCTGAAATTAGATTGTTATCCCGGCGGCAGCTGCGAGTGCCCTTGCCTGTTCCGGGTTTTCTGCAAGCAGTTCTCCCTGCTTCGTCAGATTGAATGTTTCCTTGGCGAACGGGTTGACTTCTCCGCCGCCTCCGGATCCGCCGTTAGGCTTGTACTTCTGCTGTTCCTTGAACAGGTGAGCCATCGCCTTGTCTTCTTTATAAGGCTTCAGTACATCATCTATGCCGATCGGGTTGCCGCCCTTGTCGAAGTTGAACTCCTCAAGGCCGCCGTGCCTGTAGATCAGGTAGTCCGGATCCTGCACGCCCTTCTTGTCGAGCTGCTCTTTCAGGGCAAACATCTTCATGGTGTCGCAGTTCTTCTGCTGCATGTTCTTGATGTCCTCGTTCAGCTTGTCGATCGTCTTCTGAAGTTCCTCGTTGTCGCCGTTGTCCTTCTTCAGGGTGGCTATGGTACCGTTCAGAGTCTTGATCTGTACATCAAGGTTGTTTTTTTCGCCCTCAAGCTGATCATACTTTGCTTTCGATACGTATTCGCCCTCTGACAGGTCCGCATAGCGTATGTGCTTCAGCTTGTCCGCTTCTCCGGCATTCTTGGCATTGATTTTTTCCTCGACCTGCTTCCACAGATCTTCGCCTAACAGTTCATTCAGTTTCATATTTTCCTCCTGGCTTTATTTGTGAGCCACACATAGCAGTTTTAATGACTTGCAGGTCAAATTCACCCGTCAGTTTTAACGCCTTAAGGGTTTTTCGGGCAATCAAAAAGACCATGTTTTTATCATGGTCTTAATTAACTTTATGTAATAAAATACCCCGAAGCATTTGCTCGGAGTAATACGTCATATTATAATTCTATCCAATAACAGACTCTATTTCGCTTTCTTTTATATCTACAGTTTCCCAATCTGGTCCAGGCAAGTCAATATCCGCAATATACGCTACGCCTGGTTTATAGACTTCAACTATTGTTGCGGTTCTTCCATCTTTTAACTTTACCTTATCATACTGCTTGATAATCATTTTGTAATACCTCTGTTTGTTACGTATACACTGGTCAATCGTTTATCTCCTGATTTTTCTTCAATCCAAGCCGTTAATACATGGGCAGTTTTCCCATTTGGACCTGTTATTTTTACTATGCATTCATATCTCATACCAAATCCAATGTCACCTTTTTCGACAAACAGTTTCTCATCTATTTTATCCTCTATGGCTTTTCTTAGATCTTCGTAGTTGTCTTTTGTATATCCAATTAATTTAAAAGCTTTAGCCTTTGCAGGTTGTTTTAAAGGATTTAATGCATATTCGGTAAACTTGGTATCTGGCATACTAATAACTTTTTCTATTTCTTTAATTTTACCACGTTCATGTGATATTGCAACTTTTTTAGCGTTTAAATACTTTACATATTCAGGATCCAATAAGCTGGTTTCACCGTTCAAATATGCGGCATAACTTTCAGCCAAATATTCGTTCTTACTGGCATTAGCATAGCCGGAAATCTTTGGCGCAAATTTCGACATTCTGCTGCCAACGCTGTTATTGGTTTCAGCGTCAAGTACTTGCCATGCAACATGGTGGCCCATTTCATGCTTTATGTTTCCGCTTATCGTCTCATCCACTAGCGATCTGCCAGCTTCTTTATACTTCATGGCCAGCTCGCGTTGTGCCGTTGTCAGATTGTCGATGTCTGACATTACCAGGTCCCACGCATCCCTGGACTCCTTTAGATGCTTCTCATACGCTTTTGTATTTTTTAAGATGTCCTTGTTGAGGAATATTCCCTGTTCTACAGGATTATATGCGGCTATAGCATCGGCGCCTTCTCCGAAGGCTTTCTTCCCCTGCTTCGATGTCGAAGATATTACCTTAATACCATTAATCGGTGGTATATCTGAATTTGAGAATATCCCATCAAGCGTCCTATTGATTTCATTGGCGCTTTCAAGCGATATGCCAGAGTAGTCGATTTGATTCTTGAAAGTAGGACTGAATCCTGTACCAACGAACCTCTGCGCATAAGCCTGAGCTTCTTCTATAGTTTCTGCAGGCTTAAAAGAGCTGACTGGCACCTTGCTCACTTCGACCTTTTTCAAGCCCTTCTTGCTTCCGCCGCCCACCATGGCCGGCTTCCACTCCTTATATGTCATGCTGGCAGGCACCTGATAGGTCTTTCCGTCAGCGCTTCTTGCAGCTCTCGTCTCATCTGCCGTGAACTCGTCGTTGAAGTAAGGAACCGTTGTCGACCTGCAGTATACGTGAAACGGCGGGGCCGTGACCCCGGGTTCATATTCCTTCATGTCGAATACTTTGCCGTCCATCTCCTGGCAGATCTCCGATGTCCGTGAGTCCAGAGTAGCGAGGATCTCGTACTGGTCGACTCCCAGATCGCTGAAGCAGTCCTTCGTGCTTGCAGATGCGAAATATGCCTGTTCCGTCATGACCAGACGGCCTGCAGCATACTTTGCGTTCTTGAATCGTCCGTCAACGTACTGCGTCATGTTTTTTATGGCCTCGTCAGGAGCCTTGCCGGTGATGCAGGTGCGTGTCAGCTGAGTCTGCAGCTCTGACACCATCTGTGTCTTTGATCTCCATATCCTGTCGCTGAAGTTCCTCCCGTCAGCTGCCCACGGATCAGACACCAGCTTGTCCAGCCTGCTGCTGTCCACTGACGCTATATCCCATCCGACTCCTATGCCCTTCTGCAGCTCGTAAGCTGTATGGTAATAGCCTTCGGTGTAGACCTTTCTTGCCATGTCATCGACCTGGCTGATCTCCCGGCCGTATGCCTTCTCCATCTGCTGCTGCGTTTCGATGCGCAGCGCTTCGAGCCGGCTTATGTGATACTTGGCCGATGCGTTCTCAAGCTCCTTCATCCATCGCTGATCTATGGCGTTTTCTTCGCCGTACTTGATGTACTGCTCAACGCTCCAGTGGAATTCCTCCAGCTGATCAGCATCGAGAAGCTTCCTGGCATCAGCCATGCTGAGCTCATTGTTTGTGGCTATCCTGTTCAGCCAGATCTCTATCTTGGAATTGATCTCACGGTTGGCTTCGTCGAATCCTGGCGTGATCGCCCTGACTGACTGCTTGCCGTAGGCATTCATCGATTCCTCAAGCTGGCCAAATCTATCCTTCCAGTAATCTGCGTTTTTCATATGCAATCAGCTTCCCTGTATATCCTGAGGATCTTCGGGAACTGGATAGCTATCCAGTCAACCATTTCCTCGTTCTTGGCCCATCCGATCCCGATCACTCCGCTGCTGTCTGAAAGCCCGGACTCGCTGAGAAATGCGTGGATGATCTCATGCCGCAGAACTAGTCTTTCAGCCTTTTTGCAGTATTCATCGGTTTCCTCGGAATAGACCGGATGTGATTTAGCGTTACATATCACGATCCTGTGGGCCAGATCATCACAGAAGCCGTCGCATTCATGATCTTTGAAATAAGGTTCGTCGTTATAATCAGACCATACTACCTCGTAGCTGATACCTAAAATATCAAGCGTTTTCGTCTTCTCCGCCATCTGTACCTCCTGCTGTACCTCCTGAAGCTGCAGAACCGAACGCGTCAGCATACTGATCCTGTTTGGCCTGTTCATCTGCCGCTTCCTTATCGATCTGCTTCTGTTCTGCTTCCGCATCTTCTACGAACGGATGGTTCTTGAGGATCGTCTGCTTTGAAATGATCCCAACGGAGTCCCTGCAGATCTGCGCCTGTTCAGTGTCGTTCTTGATGCATGTTCTCGTCCATGTCTGTATGATCGTGCCGCAGGACAGATTTTCTGACTTGCAGATAGCACGTATGAGCCTCGCGAAACCTAGCCTGAACTCTGTCTCCATGATGCCTGTTTTCATCTCCAGAAGCGAATACATGAACTTCAGGGCCTCGCCTGACTGGTTGCCGAAGTTCTCCGGCTGCGGATCAAACCCCTGCCCCTGTTCGAAGATAGCCTTCCTCGTAGCAGTAAGCACGCTGTTTCTGGCTTCGATAGGTATTTCTATACTGATCGTGCTGACTCCGGGCTTTCCGTCCTCGTCCGCATCGATCTTGATCGTCTTGTACTTCTTCAGATCGTTCAAAAAACCGTTGAGGTCCGTGCCGCCGTATCCGGACAGCACGAAGATGAGTTCCTGGACATCATCCAGGTCGTTGATGAACCCGGAAAACACCTTATCGTACACGTCTATGAGCGGCTTGATGTTCTTCAGATCGCTTCTGTGCGTGTTGTTGTTCCAGAACGGAATGAACGGCACAGCCTCAAGGCCGTGCTTATATGTGCTGATCAGTTCGCCTGAAGACGGCTCGACAAACATGTCGCAGTACTCCAGCGCATCGATCGTATCAGCTGCCTGGCGCCGGAACGCCTGGCACTCCGTGTCCGTCCAGTATTCGTAGTATGTGTAGTTCACTCCTGTATCGTCGTCGGTATCGTTGTAGACCCTTAACACTCCGAGCAGCTGCTTCTTGAGTCCTCTGTCAAAGACCGGGATGACCTGCTTGCTGTCGACCACGGCCCATTCGAATCCGCCCTCGTTTTTCCAGTAGTGTACCCAGCCTATTGACGTGTTGGCTGCATTGATGCACAGTTCCATGCAGTTCTTGGCATACTCATCACCCAGCACCTCTGTGATCCGCTTATTGGCCGCCGCGTTTCCGACGTCAAAAGTAGGCGGAGCCGTGAACGCATAGGATGCCTTCTGGTTGACTATAAGTCCATGGAAGTTCCTCGGTATCCTGTTGTCGGCACTCCTTAGTACACTGCCGTCGTCTGCCTTATCCGCCGGCTTCAGCAGAATGTCTGTCTCGTTCTCGTAGTAGCGCTCTCCGGTTATGGCATCGACCATGAAGCCGCTGTGCCACGGCTGGTATTTTCTTATCAGTTCCTTGATCGTTTCAAGTTCCATTTATCCACCTCGTTACTTCAGGACGGACATCCCGTCTCTGTGTCTTATTATCGTGTAGCAGAAATATCGTACAGCGTCCATCGCATGATCATGCGACTTGACCGGCTTATCCTCGCCTCTCTCTGCAGCTTTATCGTCCCAGATGTATGATGCAAACTCCTCACGGGTGTTCGTGCAGCAGTCCAGGAAGGAAATCTCTCCTCTGTTCAGCAGCGTCCCTACGTATCTGATGCCGTCCAGAACGTCATTTTTCGCTTTTCTGACGTGATATCCGCGTGACTTGAGCTCTGCCTTGAATGATGCCGCAGACGGGTCCAGAATGACCGATCTGACATCAATGCCGTCCAGCCACTTCTCAAGATCGTCGGCAAACTCGCTGTCGGTCTTCTGCCTGTCGCTGTCACGGCCGGAGTAGTAGTACTCCCGTATGCAGTACCATGTACCGCTGACTCCCTGCTGCCAGAGCAGGAACACCGTGGCATTCTGGGTGCCGTAGTCGCAGCTGACGTAGTACGCCGGCTTGACTGCCTCGGCCACCTCGCGGATCACGTGAACCGCGGCGTCGAACATGTCGTATATGATGCCCTCGGCTACGCACCAGAGGCCTAAAATATACCGCTTATAGAAAACGCCCGAATACATCGAGCGATATCTTGCTTTTATTTTTTCAGACAGACTCAGGTTGTCGTCCATCGTGAAATGCAGATAGATCAGGTTCTTTTCCTGCGCCCTGTCTATCCAGCCGGTCTTGAACCAGTGGAACGGACCTTCGGGGTTGCAGTTGAACCAGAACTTTGATCCGTCGACTGAACATCTGCCTGTCGCCTGGTTGACGAAACTCTCCGGCATCAGCGCGACCTCATCGAAGAACACGCCTGCCAGAGTGATGCCCTGTATCAGATCCTGTGATCTCTCGTCCTTGCCGCCGAAGATGTAGAAATAGTTCGTCACCCCGTGCCTGCTGACTTCAAGCAGATTATCAGCCCTGTGGTCATGACACTTATAGCCGCGGCTCCTAAGCATCAGCTTGAGGACTGCCAGCACATTCCTTCGGAAAGACCCGATCGTCTTGCCGCACATGGCAAAATTCTCGTCGGAGAAGCTCTCCATTGCCCATATAACGAAAGACAGTGCCATCGACACTGTCTTGCCTGACCTGATCGCTCCGTCCGCTATTATCCCGTCCTGGTCATGGACCGGAGATTCCGGCAGCCACCACGTAAGGATCTTTTTCTGCTTGACCGAAAAAGGCCTGAACCTGAACAGCGCCCGTCTTATTCTTGCCATATCTCAGCCGCCTCACTTCTGAGCGCATCCATGAAGCCATCGTCCTCTGTCTCCTCGCCTGCATCGCCTCTGGTCTTGGCCGTAGTTGCCTTAAGATTCTCTACCTGTGCGTCTATCAGCTCTGCTTTCTTTCCGTCGGCATCGTTCCAGACTCCGCGCTTGCGGTTCTTCAGCCAGTAGATCTGCGCAGTAGTGTCCGGCGGGATGTATACCTCGTCTATTCCGGTCACCAGCTCCTCATACTCGCAGCGCCGGTTATGATCGTCATAGTAGACACGCTTGAGCTTAAACGTCTTGCTCACCTCATGAGTGCCGCCAAGAGCCCTCTCGAACAGGGCGTTCTCGACCTGTCTGTCGGCTACGTCCTTGCTCTCTTTTAAGACCTCGGAAATCTTGCTGTATTTGTTTTTCCAAGCATACAGCGTCGCAACATTGATGCGCATATTCTGCGCGATCTGTTCGTCTGTCAGGCCATCCCTTGCCCAGCCTGCTATTCTGATTAGGCCGTCAGGCTCAAGCCATTGCTGGTACTTACCTTTAGCCATGTTACCCTCTCTTCTTGGCAAAGCAAAAGCACCGCCATAAGACGGTGCCTCTGCCTGCGATATTGATATTAAGAAAGAACGTTTCATCGTCTCTGCGATGCCTTGTGTAGGCGCCCCGGGCGCTGTATCATTCTGTTTTTTCACTTCTTTCATGATACATAATAGCACATGTCAATAGTGGCTTTCTATGGTCAGCTTTCGTTTTCCTGCAAAATGTCTCTGACCTCATCCAGCGCCCTGCCGTGAAGCCTCAGTGTCCATCTGTAGTCCCTGTGGATCCCTACCGCGATCTCTTCCCACTTCTGACGCTCGATGTATCTCATGTGCAGGATCAGACGCGAAACCGGATCGTTGACTCTGTTGATCACATCGTCCACTTTGTTGAGTGCTGCAAAGGCGTCAGTCCGCCTGTCCATGATGTCCTGCTTCTGATCAGCGATAAGTGCCACCATGTCTGCCATCTTGTCCTGTGTTCCCGATGACTGCACTTTCTCCATTCCCTGAAGCTCGAACCTGTCCTTGCCGTCGGCGTCCTTAGTGCCTGTCTTGACCTTGACGTAGTCCACGTGGCCCGTGATGCTCATTGCCATGTCTTCAAGTTCTCTCAGGCTCCGCTCCATATTGCGGATATCTATCAGAATGCTCTGGTAGCTCCTGAGGAACCTCTTCGCGTCTGCCGTAGTTATCGTTTTTTCTGCCATGTCCTCTCCTTTCAAGCCGCTATTTTTTAGGCTGATACTTGTCGCATTCACTGAATCCGCACCCGCGGCTCACTCCGGTCAGCAGCAGATAGTCGCATGTAGCCATGCCTGCGCCGTTCCTGGCTCTGTACCTGCAGTCCTTATGGCTGCAGTCGGATATCGTCTCTGTGACCGGAGTTTTATCTGCAGGTCTTGACAGCGACGGTATTACGGTGACCTTGCCTGTCTGCTTCCTGCAGTCCGGGCATTTCTTGGCCGCCGGCGCTCCGGTGAACTTCTTCCCGCAGACGCTGCATATCTTCTCTGCCTGATGCGGCGGGGTACCTCCCCTTGAGGCCTTGGGCTTGCTTTTTCTGTCCTCGGGCACATCTTTTTTCACTGCCGGCTCTGGGATACTGACCGGCTCCGGTGTACTGACCAGCTTCTCCGCTATCTTGTGCACCGTCAGATTGATATCGTCTATCCTTCTCTCTACCAGTTCCATCAGGCAGTAGTTGGCAAGATCCTTTAGGGTGTCGTCTATGGACTCGTCGCTCACCTGCTGGCTGGCTCCGCCCATCAGCGACTCAAGCCGGCTCATCTTATCATTAAGCCTGATCAGAATGGCGTTCGGGTATTTCCGTCTTGTATCGGCGAAACTGTCGCCGTAGTCTGCATTCTTGGCCTTATACAGGTCGTTTAAGTCTTCGCATATCTCTTTATGCATATCTGATTTTTTCATTTCATCATCCTCCGCTTTCGGCTGTCTGTGTCCATTCGCTCATTTGTTCTCCTCTTTTTTCTTTCTTTTGGCTTCTCTTTTGATTTTTCTTTCAACATACTCTCTCATCATTTTGGCGCAATCCGGGCAGCAGCCGAGGCTGCACCAT